GAGGCTATGCCGGTGCCGAATAGCTGACGACGCTTGACGACGTCGTATTTTTGGATGTACAAAACGAGTACCCGCTTCTCCCCGCTGTGAGAAGCTGTATTTTTCGGACCTCCCCTAGCCCCCGGTGTGGCATAGCAGGTCTTCCTTGAAAGAGGAGGGTTTTGCCGTGGCCAACACCAATGCTCCCTTTGGCTTCCGTCAGGTTCAGGGCTTGGGCAGCGCCCCGACCTACGAACAGGTCGAAGTTGTCGTCCAGTACAATGCCGGCGCCATTTACTTTGGCGACCCCGTGGCGGCTCTTGCCGACGGCACTGTCGCCGCTGCGCCGACCACCGCCGGTACGCCCCCGCCGCCCATCGCCGGCATTTTCCAGGGCTGCAAGTATCTTTCCGTTTCGCAGAAGCGCACCGTCTGGTCAAACTACTGGCCCGGTAGCGATGTTGCGTCGGGCAACCTGGTGACCGCGTACATCATCAACGATCCGCATGCCAAGTTCATTGCGCAGACGGATGGCACGGGCGCTGCCCTCACGGACGTGAATGCAACCGTCGGCTTCAATATCGGCGCTGGCAATCCGGCCAACGGCATGTCTGGCGCGTACCTCATTCCGGCCACCGCGCCAAGCATTGTTGGCAACCCGTTCACCGTCTTTGGCATCGTCCAGGCTCCCCCCGGCTCCGCTGGCACTCTCGCCAACGGTCAGCCTTACGACTGGGCCATCGTCGGTTTCAACAACGTCCAGACCAAGATCGTCACCGGCATCTGATCCGGCCATAGCAACAGGAGTAGACCGTCATGGCCGTCAATCTTAGCGCCATCAAAGACCTCCTTCTCCCCGGTTTGCGCGGGATCGAGGGCAAGTACGAGATGATTCCGTCTCAGTACGACAAGATCTTTACGAAGCACAATTCAAAGATGGCGTTGGAGCGCACGGCTGAAATGCGCTACCTGGGCCTCGCCGCCCTGAAGACTGAAGGCGGCCAGACTCAGTTCGACAACGGCGCCGGCGAACGCTACGTGTACAATCAGGAACACGTCGAGATCGGCCTCGGCTACGCGATGACCCGCAAGGCCATCGACGACAACCTCTATAAGACCCAGTTCCATCCGTCGAACCTCGGCCTGATCGAATCTTTCCAGCAGACCAAGGAAATCTACGGCGCCAATGTGCTGAACACGGCGCAGACCTATCTGTCGACGATCGGCGGCGACGGCAAGGCGCTCTGTGCGGTCGATCATCCGATCGACGCCGGCCTCGTTGGCAATACGCCGGCGGTGCAAGTTGATCTGGGCGAATCGACCTTGCTCAACAGCATGATCGGCGTCCGGACTAATTTCAAAGACCAGGCCGGCTTGAAGGTTTTCGCCCGCGCGCGGAAGTTGATCATCCCGCCGCAACTGGAACCGGTAGCAATTCGTCTTCTCAAGACAGAATTGCGCCCAGGCACGGCAGATAATGATGTCAATGCAATCCTCTCGGCAAGTGGAGGCTTGACCGAAAACTTCATGGTCAATGACTTCTTGACCTCGCCCTTCGCCTGGTTCCTTCTGACAAATATCGATGGTCTTTCCTTCATGGAAAGAATAAAGTTCGAAACCGACATGCAAGTCGATTTCGTGACCGATAATCTATTGGTCAAAGGTTACGAGAGGTATTCGTTCGGTTACTACAACTGGCGAGCCGTCTACGGCAACTTCCCGACCTCGTAATACTGGCTCAGAAGGAGAAAGCACATGGGTGCGACACACTTCACGGGGCCGGTTATTGTAGGCGACCCTGCTGCGGGGACTCAAGGCGAGATCGAGTGCTATCAGGACATCATCATCCTGAACCCCGGTCCCGGTAACCAAGACTACGCGCTCAACATCCCGCCTGGCTCGGTGATCATGGGCTTCGAAGTCGCCACATTCACGGCATGGAACTCGGCTACCTCCGCGTCCATGACGATTGGCAATGTGGTTGGCGGCGCGCAATATGTCGGCGCCACCGATCTGAAGGCGGCGGCGCCCTTCCCCGCCATGACGCAGACGGCGGCGAACATCGCTGCCCAGCGCGGCTATACGGCGGCGGGCGCGGCTGCGCCGGTCACTGGGCCGATCAACATTCGTGTTGCCTCGGTTGGCGCGGGCATTATCGGCTCCGCGCTGGTGTCGGTTCATTATGTCCAGGTGGCGACACCTTGATCGGAGGCTTCAATGGCAAAAGCTGGCAAGAACCCCGCTTTCGATAGCGGCAACAAGGATGTCAAGGAAGAGGCCGAAGAGAAGGGCGGCGGCAAGCAGACCAAAAAGCGCGTAGGCGGGCCGGTTGGCGCGTCTGCTCATTCGCATGGCGGTCGAGCGGCTCGCAAGAGCGGCGGCTCCTGCGAAAACCATCTGTTCTCGTCAGCCAATGCGGGTTCGCCCGCGCCTGGCCGGAAGATGATGTCGAAGAAGGTCTGACGCCATGCGGCCAATTGTCGTCACTGCTGCGCCGCTTGCTGCGCTCGTTACGAACGGCATCTGCCTGTCGCAGACGCCGACGGCTGGTCCGCTGGCCCTGAATGGATCGCTGGTCGTCAATGGCGTTGTTGTTCTCGATCAGGCGCGCCAGATCGCCTTTGCCTCCACGGGCAACAATTCGAACACCACCTTCACGATCACCGGCACCGACGCCTTTGGCGCGACCCAAAGCGAAAGCCTTGTCGGCGGCAATATCGCCACGATCGTCACCACCAAAAACTACAAGACCGTGACTTCGATCACCAGTTCGGCAGCGAGCGTGGCGGGCTTGACCGTCGGCACCAACTCCAGCCCGGCGGTCACCTCGTCGCAATGGGTGCGCTTCGACGATTCCGGCAACCCCGGCGTTTCGATCCAGATCAGTTCGGCTGGAGCATCGAACATCACGGTCCAGCAAACCCTGGATGATCCCAACAGCCCGACCAATCCGGTTCTGCCGGCCAACGTAATTTGGGCGCCGCATCCCGACGCCACGCTGGTCGCTGCCGCTATGATCAATGGCGCGGTGCTGCAGGGCAATTACGCTTACAAGCCGGTCTTCGCGCGCGTCCTGCTCAACAGCGGCGTCGGAACGGCGACGGCCACCTTCATCCAGTCGGGCGGGGCCGATTACTGATGCCTCCCCCCGGCCTATCAAATGGCCACAACAAGCTGGCCTCGCATCCCGGCCTCACTGGCACTACGGGCCTCGGAGCGAGTGGCGGGTTCTCAGGGTTGATGGCGCCTCTCCTCCTCGATGAAACTCTGACCGTCGAACTTCCAGTCTTCACCAACCAGAAGATCGGCCAGGCGCGGAACTGGGGCGATGCCGCCGACAAGTTTGACATTGTTTCGATCGTGCCGCCCGTCGCTGGCGAATATTTCAGCATTAATAAAGCGGGCGAGCTTCACGTTACGCGCCTCGGCGTTTTGCACATCCGCAGGCGCGAGTATCTCTTGACGGTCGAAGCTGATAATGTCGTCGGGTCAGGGCGCGCAGTCATCACGATCAAAGTGGTGTAGCTGCCCCATCGTAGGGGGTTCGCATGACTTACGGCGACAAATATAGCTTTGCTTTGGGCCTTAGCGACGTCACCCTCTATGCGTTTGGTTTGTGCGGCATCAGGCGCACCGCAGTCCTCCAGGAACACATGGCCGACGCCTACATCGCGGCCAATCTTCTTCTGGCCGACTGGTCGACCAAGGGCGTCAATCTCTGGCAGGTTTCCCAGATCTCGATCATCTTGAGCAAGGGCGCCGGGGTCTATGACGTTCCGCTTGAAGCGATCGTCATGCTCGACACCTTCGTGACGGTCGACGGCAGGGACCGCATCATGCTGCCGATCAGCCGCACCGAATATGCGAGCTACCCCAACAAGGACCAGCCTGGCGTCCCGACCACCTTCTGGATGGATCGCCAGCTTCCAGGACGCGGCAGTCTCAGCATCTGGCCAGTGCCGGATCGCGACGGCTACACCCTGACCTATCACTATCTGACGCAGGCGCTGAACTCAGAATTTCTCAACGACCAGCAGCCGCCGGTCCCGCCAGAATGGCTCTACGCCTTCGCCACCGGCCTGGCCGAGAAGCTGGCGATGTCATGGGCGCCAGAGCGCCTGGCCTTCCTTTCGCCCATTGCCGAAAAGGCCTATGATACCGCCTCGCGCAGCGGCGTGGAGACGGCGACCCAGTACATCAGCCCGCAGATCGGCGGTTACTTCAGGAATTGAGGAGTGAGCCGTGGGCTACGCATCGAAGCTCGGCAGAGCGAGGATTAACTCCCGCAATCCGCAGGCGGCGGCGGTGTGCGATCGATGCGGCTTCGTCTTCAATCATGTCGATCTTCAGTGGCAGTTTGACTATGCCGGCGCTTCGATGATCAACAAGCGCATCCTCATTTGCAACAGTTGCCTCGATACGCCACAGCAGCAGCTTCGCGCGATCGTCCTCCCTGCCGATCCGATGCCGATCATTAATCCGCGTCCGCAGGAATATCACGTAGCAGAGGCGAATGTGCGCGTGACGACCAATCGCTACGTGCCAGACGGCAAGACCGGCATCCCGGTTCCGGATCTCAATCCGCCGCCCACGGCGGACGGTCAGCCCACCCAGCCGGCGGGGACGACGCGCATCACGCAGGTTGAAGACACTCGCGTCACGCAGCAGACCGGCGTACCGGCGGGAAGCCGCAATCAGCAAGCGGGCTATGATCCGAATGCTCCTGGCGCTGACAAGCCGGGCCTGCCTTATGACAATGATCCGCCGCCACCGCCGATGCATGTTCCAGACACGGGGCCGCTCAAATAATGGCAAACGTCCAGATCACGGGACTTCCCGCCACCCTCGCGCTTTCCGGCAATGAGACGGTGGAGATTGTGCAGGGCGGCGTCTCGATGAGCGCCACCACCAAGCAGATGGCTGCGCTGGCCGTTCCAGGTCCGATAGGGCCGACGGGGCTGAAGGGCGACAAAGGCGACAAGGGCGACACGGGCAACACCGGCCCGCAAGGCAATCAAGGCATCCAGGGCGTACCTGGCGCCGCTGGCAACGCCGGCGGCACGGACGGCCAGATCCAGTACAACAATGCCGGCCAGTTCAACGGCATGGTGGTCAGCGGC